TTAGTTGATCATTATCAGTCGGAATCGTTGGTGTTCCTGTTAAATCGCTATAAGGTAAAGGACCAGAGAAGAGGTTTGCTGTAACCGTGCCAGTGAAAGTGGCTGATCCATCTGGTTGGATAGATACGGTAGGAACAGTTTCAGCATCTACTGGTTCATTGATAATGAAGAAACCACCACCATGAGACCAGACATCACCAGCTGCACTAAAATCTACTCCTTGCCAATCAGTAGCTGATGTATCATCTCTTGATCCGACTCTGATCCCTATAGTATTACCAGGAACAGCAGTACCATTTGCCAATTCTTGAGCAGAAGGCTCTAGCATATTAATTGTGTCGTCCCAATCCCAGGTATCTTCACCAGCAACTGCAGTATCTACGTACCCTTTGGATGCTGCATCAGTATCATTTACGGGAGTTGTAGGTATAGTTACCTGACCAGTAAACGACCCCGTGCCCGCGAATTCGGCTGATCCATCATATTTCAGGTTAATCTTCGGTGTTCCACCATCCTCTATTGCAACAGCAGAGGTTGCCGAGGAGTTAATAAGGGTTTCGTAAGTGGCAGTTGCATAATGTCCGAACTGCGCTTTGCCGCCTGCCCGAAGTGAAATAACTCCCACCTCCGTATTAGGAGCAGTTGGACTAATGATAACATCATTACCGAACCCAGCTCCTCCAAGATTAATAAGATTAGTACCAATCGTTTCAGGAGATAAGTTATTCCCTACCTTATCCCAGTATCCCTCAACGGTACCGCCGCCACCACCAGTTGTAGGAACTGCAGATACCCACTGAGCTGATTCACCTAAACCTTCATCATAATAGATGTAAAGTGAACCACTCGTCTCATTAGAATCCCACCAAAGATCTCCACTCTGGGGATCTGGTGGAGGGGTGCTGTCGCTAATAGTAACATTAGCACCGCCTCCTGCGGCTCCACTGCCACCTGGAGCAGGAGTGGCAGGAACCCACTGAGAACTATCAACATCAGTATAATAGATATAAAGACTTCCATCTGATTCACACCACCAGAGATCGCCGTTTGTAGGGTCGAGTGGGTCCTCTACCGAGATAGTAACCGAAGCACCACCTGAACTGCCGCCGCCGGCGCCCCAGAAGAGGTTTCCGTTGCCATCTGTTATTAACGCCTGCCCAACATTACCGTCTGTTAATGGATATCTAATTCCGCTAGCAGTAAACTGCCCTGTAACAGTGAGATCTCCGTTTATTGTACCACCATTTTCGAGATCCAATGCATCTTGAGTTGGTGTAGCGGGTACCCAATACTCTCCATAATAAACATACAGTTGGCCATCATCGTCTGCTGAGTTCCACCAGAAGTCTCCCTCACTTGCATTATTCTCGTCAGGTGGTGTATCAGAAACAAATGTGCCTGCTGCAATGCCACTCAGATGAGAACCATCACCTTCATAGAAATATCCATTAGCAACAACAATATCACCATTACTAGTAATACCAGGGCCTGGCGAATCCGCCAAACCACCACTTACAGTAACGGGACCTTTAAGCGTCGTATTACCTTCCACCCAAAACTGACCACTAACCTGCAGGTTACCGGTTATTGTACCACCAGACTTCGGAAGATAAATGTCCCTATCAACAAGAGCACCAAGAGCCCATTGCGTACCTGACCAAATAACTAACTGACCTTGTAAAACAGTTGCCTCGTTAAGACCCACCCATCCAGAAGCGGCAGGTGCCTCTGTACTATTCATATAAGTATCACCAGAGTCAGGATTCTCAGGCGGGGGTTCAGAAACCTCAACCACACCTTTAAAGGTTAGAGGTCCACTAACCGGAAGATTAGTTAATCCAGAACCATCACCAACAAACCTGTTAGCAGTAACAGTTTGGGAGCAGTTAATATTACCAGTAAATGTCTTATCTCCTGATGCACTTTGCTGTCCCGTGAGGAACATAACATTCTCTAGTTTTGGTACATCAACACTAATACCCGAAGACGCAACTACGATATTATCAAATCCGGCTCTCTGATCTGCATAAACACTAATGGTTCCACTTTGGTTAGGACCAATTCCTCCAGTTGGATCCGTTATGATACCAGGGCCTGGTGCAATAGAAACAACTCCTTCGTTGCCTTCTCCTCCACCGCTGCCACCTTGGTGACCACTACACTCGCTAATATCACCAAGATACTTGACAATAGTACTACCAAATTCCTTTGTTACGGTATTATATTTGACATCTTGTGAGGTAAGTATCTGAGAAACCGCAGTGGCGTCGTTTGTACCCTGTGTGGTTAAGTCTACAAAGAAGGTTGCTGCCTCGTCTACAAGGCTCTTAACATTAACCTTTTGTGCTACTTTGGCAGTTTGTGCCAAATCAGTACTAGCTGAATAAGAAACACTCAAGTCTCCAGCGTCTGTTGGGATACCCCCTTGGTATAAGAACTGCGCATTATCTGCTTCAATTGCTTTCGCAACTTGTAATTGTGCTTCAGCCTTCCCACCCAATAACAATGAATCATTTGCAAGGGTTGCCGTAGCGGCAAGGGTAGCAGAGTCTGCGTTACCTATCAGATTACCTACAACTCCACTTGCTGCTGTAATAACCCCAGAGGCGGAGATTGTCTCAAGTACATTTATATCTCCCTCAACGGTAAGATTACCAAGTCCATCATCGAGTGTCTTAATGATATTAAGGGTTCCGGTAAGAGTCTGAACACCTTCCTTCATAAGGTAGGTGCCTCTGTCTACCATGGCACCAGCGATCCATTGTCCACCTGCTAAAGGTTGAATCCAAATAACTAACTGACCATCTAGGATTGTTTGATCAGCAATTCCAGTCCATTGGGTTCCAGCAGTACCTGTTACTGAGTTCAGATAAGAATCACCAGGATCAGGATTACTAGGAGGCACTTCATTGGCATCTGTTACATTAACCACGCCTTTGAATTCCAGAGGACCAACCTGTGAGAGTCCACTGAGTTGCGAACCATCACCAATATATGCAGTTGCCTGGATTTCTCCAGCAAACACCTCTCTACCCGATGTACCATTCAACCCATCATTATTGGTTCTTGCAACCGTGTTGTCTACCTGGAGCGAACCGGTGGTGCTAATAGGACCGCCCGAAATACCACCGGGGATCCCCACTGCCGTGCCACCAGGAGTAAGAATCTCAGTAACCCCAGAAGAAGCACTTTCAATCTTACTAAGAATATATCCTTTTGTTACTAAACTGTTTGTTAGTGAATTATCAGTAGTTGCTTTACCATAAACATCTTGTGTGAAACTCTTCTGTCCATCAATAGACTGAGTGATGGCACTTCTCATCACCACACCCGAGGTACCGGTGTCAACCTCAATGGTTCCCTCATCAGTAATAGGACCACCTAGCAGTCCAGTTCCTGTCTCAATCTTAACAACTGTTCCAGCTGGTTGCAGTGATAGCTTAGCGTCCACATAACTCTTTGTAGTAAACGCGAGTTCAGAAGAGGAAGAATTGGTATTAGGACCAAGAACATCTCTATTAAATTTCTTAGAACCAGTAATAGTCTGAGTGCCGTCTAGCAAACACACCTCATTGACATTAACTGAAATGGTGCCGGTGCCAGTAATGGGACCTCCTGTCAGTCCCATTCCAGTTTCAATCTCTGTAACTGTTCCTGTACCAGCACCTGATACCTTCTCGTCCACATAAGACTTGGTAGTTAGTGTGTTGGGATTATCTTCATTCTGAGTTAGAACGCTCTTTACAATTTCACTAAACTGCTTCCTACCATAAATTATCTGATCACTCTGTACCATCACAACTTCAACTGGGTTCACCGTCAGTTCACCAGTAGTGCTGATTGGACCACCACTCAAACCTTCTCCAGTGGTAATCAGTGTTACGCCACCAATGTTAGTAATACCTGAACCATCACCCGTTATAACGCCCCCTACAGTAAGGGTGTCATCAACTACCAAATCTCCAGTAATAGTACCACCAGATGAAGGCAGGTATGATGTGTTATCCTCGATTCCACCTGGGATCCAATAATTGTTATCAGTATAATAAAGAAGTTGATTCTTCAGAATTGACTGACCTTCAATACCAACCCACTCATTAGTGGCATATCCTGTTACGGTGTTTATGTAGAACCAACCTGCCTGAAGACCCAAGGGAACATTATTAGTTGTTACATCAACATTACCCTTAAATATCAATTGAGCTGGAATAGGAACATCGGTTAGGTTAGCACCAGAACCATAATAAACAGTTTCAGGACTACCAACAACTCCAGTTATGTTCAGGTTTCCGTTAATCGTCTGTCCACCGGTGGTACGAACTACAGTAGTGTCAACTGTAATTGTTCCTGTCGTATTAATAGGACCACCTTGAAGACCACTTCCTGTGTTTATACGCGTAATAGCATTAGTGTCTAGGTATTCTTTTGTTATAATAGAATCAGCATCGCCATCGTGTGATGGAGTAATGCCGTGTAAGATTTCGTTGAATGTCTTAGATCCACCAATTATCTGTGTCTTTGTTGTCCTAACAACCTCTGCATCATTTACAGAAATAGTACCAATATCTGTAATAACACCACCGTTCAACCCCTCACCAGCAGTTAATTGCTGCACTCCACTCTCATTTGCAGCTGTAAGTTGTTGTTCAAAATAAAGCTTGGTAATGAACGCCTGATCGGAAGAAGTAATTGTTGTTGTGGGACCCAATACGTCTTGAGTAAATACCTTCTGCGCTGTGATCTCCTGATCGTGATCAGTCAGTACAACACTGCTGTCTACAGAAACAATTTGTTCCCCTGTAGTTGTGTTAAGAGGAGTAACATAAATGCCGTTCCCGCTCCTAACCTCATGAACTCCTGTTTGACTAATAGGAATATTAAGATTATAAAGTCCACTACCATCACCAGTAAAGCTGGTTGCTGCTACTGAACCAGCAGTTAGAATACCTTGAATGGTTATGCTTCCTGTAAATATCTTATCGCCACCAACTGTCTGGTTAGTATTAATACTAACAAAATAATTATCAAGTGCTGATGGATTAACAGAAACACCAGTTGGACCTACAAGAATAGTTCCATCCGAATTCTTAACACTAAGAGTAACATTATCATTTACTAATTCTCCACCTCCAATCAAACCACTACCAGCAAGAACCGATCTTGTGAGGTTTAAAGCAGTAGTCGCCGTAGTTGCTGTGGTTGCAACCGTTGCATAATCAGCAAGACCTGACAGATTAGCGTCAAGAACCCCGTCAACCTTAAGGTTTCCGGTTATTGTACCACCAACCAGCGGAAGATAGATACTTCTATCTACTGTATTTCCTTTAGTCCACTCACCATTAACCATCCCTGTTGGAATAAGGAAGTAAAGCAATTGATCTTTATATACCTGCGTCCCTGCAATACCAACCCATGTACCCAAAGCAGTACCTGACCCGGTGTTCAATACACAATCTCCTTGTGTAGCAACCGGAGGAGCTACCAGGGTGGCATCGTATTGTCCAATAAAGGTAAAGGGACCACCTGGCAAGTTAGTCAATCCTGAACCATCACCAACAAAAGCACCTGCTGTTATTGTTCCAGACGCTTCAACATTAGTGGGTTTCAACAGACCGCTGAAGGACTTAGTCCCTCCCATTGTCTGATCACCCCTACTGACCATCACTACAGCTTCGTCAATATAAAGTTGCCCTTCAGAAGTAATGGGACCACCTTCTAAACCATACCCTGTATTAACTTCCGTAACAACTCCAGACATATTAGGAGCAGTAAGTGTCCCTACAATTGTTATATCGTCACTGAATGTCTTGGTACCTCCAATAAGTTGAGAACCTTCTGTCCTAACAACAGTTTCATCTACAGAAACACTACCCGTCCCTGTGATAGTGTCAGGAGTGGTTGTGATGCCATTAGCACCTGTGATGCTAACATTAGCAGTACCGCCTCCTCCAACGCCTGTCAGTCCCGAGCCATCACCAACAAAGGCAGCGGCAGTAACGGTTCCCGAAGCATCAATATTACCATCACTAAGTGTGTCGACGGGTGCGCCACCTACGGAAATGCTTCTGGTAAACTTATCTAAACCAGTAAATGTCTTATCACCATGAATAGTCTGAGCGCCTTCTGTTCTAACAACAGTAGAATCAACCGCAATGGTTCCCGAATCTGTAATAGGACCGCCAATTAAACCGTCACCAGTAACTATATCAATTTCCGCACTAATACCACTCAGTTGTGAACCATCACCTGAGAAGAAAGCAGCGGTGACTGTTCCGGTAGAGAATACATTACCAGATTGCAAAGTTCCAATTGTTCCTGCATTGGAAGTAAAATCATTCAGTCCAGTGATTGTATTAACAACAATTGTATCAGATGTTAAAGTAATAAGTCCTGTTATTCTACCAATAACCGCATTACCATTAACAGTAAGATTAGTAATACTACCAGTTAAAGCAGACAGGGTGTTTGTATTAACATCAACAGCAGAAATATCAGGTACATTAAGACTGCTCTGAATTATCACATCGCCAAGAATCTGCCCGCCAATATTAAGATTACCACTAACGGTAGCATTCTCAGTAACGGAAAGAGACCCAAAGATAGTTCCGCCTGTCTTAGGAAGATAAATTCCTCTATCTAAAATATTACCCTTAAACCAAGTTCCTACAGGATCCGATGGTCCCTTCTGGAAGATAACCAACTGATCAGCCAGTACCTCCTCGTCGGCGATACCCGTCCAAGAAGTCTTAGCGTCACCCGTTGTAGTGTTCTGCCAGACGTCACCCCCTGCAGCGGCAACAGGCGCCTCCTGAAGGGCAACATCGATGTTACCCTTGAAGGTAAATAGCGTGCTACCACCTCCACCAACATTAGTCAGTCCAGAGCCGTCACCAACAAATGCTGCTGCTGTAACAGTTCCGTTCGCTTGGATATTTGCCGTAGTCAATTGACCACTAATAGTCTGTCCAGATACGCTACTAGTTCTAATAACAGTATCGTCAACAGCAATCGTTCCGGCGCCTGTTATCCCATCGGCAGGATTTGTGACAAGTCCTGTGCCGGCGACGATAAGTCTGTCTGGACCATCTCCAATTTGCTCATCAAGAGAAACTACTGAATCATACAACCATAAGTTATAATTCTGCTGCGTCGTCAAACCTCCGGGGGGCAGTGGGGGCAGTGCCTTAACTAAGGGGAGGTTAATAAATCTATATCCGTCCGGATCAGGTATCGATGGATCAACTAAAGAAATATCTGCGGTTGTAATATCAGCTCTAATAACTGGACTGAGGTACTCAGTCAGTGTGGTAATATTGACTTGGCTCGTTAGGGTAGGTGTTACATCTGCATCATTTATAATCAGGATATCGGACCCCGAGACCACTGTCACTGTTGGTAACTGACTAATCTTTATACTTGACAAGGTCTCTCAACGGAATAACATCAAAGTTATTTATAAATAGACAGAAGAGGTTTCTTATTTAGATTATGGCAATCCCGAGAGGTACCAAAAGGTATCAGCACAATGAGACTAAAGAAGTTAGATATTTCCGAAATCCGCCGAACCTATCTTTTTGGAGTAAGGTAGGAACGCCCGGCAGTAAGAACTGGTGCTGGATTAATGATAGCATAGAAGAACGATTTGTCAAGAAGGGAGAACCCATCCCTGAGGGATTCACTCATGGAAGAGTGAAGACTTGACAAGGCTGTATAGAACAGCTATACTTGTTATGTCAGTAACAGATAAGGTAGTATAGAGGTCGCGACGTTAGTCGTCTGTTACCTGGTGCTCCATTAGCAAGTCTTGCTGCTCACCTTCGGGTAGTAGTTCAAATACCCCTACCAAGTGAATGGAGCTAATATCATTTTCACGTACCAATACAGCCTGACCATCAGGGTATCCATTCAATGACAGAGCAATAGCCATGTCATTGCTACCAGGAGCTGATGTATCAACATAAGGAGCACCATTAGGCCATAGTGGTGAAGGCACATAGGGCTCTGGTGTTATAACCTGGTTTTCTACATTTCTATCAATCCAATCCAGAGCATCAGGTTGAGGTTGATTGGGATCTAATACATTATTAACACCAGTAATCTGTCCACTACCATTATAGGTATATTGTACAACGTATCTCTTATAGTTACCGTTTTGATATAGGGGTTGAGGGGATTTTAGTGTATTCTCTACATTATAGAAGCGTACCTGTCCTGGATTAGTACCATACTCGTTAAAATTATCAAAGACGTTAGTAAATACGTCTTGAATTTCAACATCACCAGGTTGTGGAACCTTAGGAGTGTTGTCTACGTTGCGAGCAATATACTGAGCCATTTTATGGTTTGATTACAGATTTACTAACAATCTTTTCACCAGCAGCTGCCTTCTTCTTATTGGGCATTCTTTGAACAGCCCTATCAAATTTATTCTCTTCTGGACTAAGAGTACTTGCCTGTCTTTGTGCTGCACATTTAGTACATGCTCCACACTCACACGCAGGTCCTTCTTCAAGCCATAACTGGCTCAAAGCTCTATCCATTTGCTCTAAGACATCATCCATCGTGAAACCCTTTATGTATATTTAGTCTGTCCAATATTGGACAGTTGCAGCCTTATCTGCCTCTATGATATCCTCATGGTTCCGTTCATAATTACCTGCACTAGTACTAAGGGCATTCTTAGCGGCATTGACTAATAGATTAGCAGTCAAACTAGCATAAGGTAACACTACACTACTAGACAATACGACTTCCCCGCAACTATAAGCCTTATAGTCGCCATCAGCTGATTCCAATTTCCAATGAATTGATTTAAGTTTATTAGTAGCAGTTTCGTGTTCTGCTCTAACTAATCCCCAAGTGTGAGTAACCGCCATAATTGTGCCTCCTATGCAGCAGCTAAAGATTCAAAATTTGTTGAATTTATATATGTACCTACATCTACCCAACTTGGAGAAGCATTAGCTCCAAGAGATACTAAACCTTGACCTGTTGTTCCATAATCTCCAGATACTCCCATAGCTCCATTAGCATTGAACTCCAATCTAGTTGTTGCGTCACTACCATCAAAGGTAGCAATCTGTAATGTATTAGAAGCACTACTTCCTAAGATAGCCCCATCCTGAACAAGAATAGGATTACCTCCAACACTTAAACTATAGTTAGAATTTGAAACTGTAGTATTAACTAACAATCCATCATTAGTAAATCTTCCTTTCTCTACTTCATTTACTATAATAGAAAACTGATTGGAGGCGACAAGACTAAGCATGTTAGTGTCGATATCTCCCCTAAAACCTAATTTACGCGCCCCAAGTCTAGAAACTATATCTCCATAACAATCAATAGCGAAGACAGCCTTCTCAGTGCTATTAAATGAAACAAAACCATCCTCTGCTCTTAGACAATTAAGACCATTAGAAGTAATACTTACTCCATTGTCTGTATCATTACCTGATCTATATAATCCTGTATCTGTAGCAGTAGTAAAGGTAATTGAAGGCTCTGCTACAGTGCCATCATCAAAATACCCTATCCCCAAATTAGTAGTCTTAAGATTACCATAGGTAATACCTGAAGTAATCTCATTCCCAACGTTAATGACAAGAACATCATCGTCACTAGGAGTAGTAACTAATGGAAGGCTTTTAATGTTGATTTCTGCCATGGCTCGCCTGCTTTATTTGTATTTATGGGAGAGAAGGTAAGTTTCTTAAATCTATGGTAACAGAACCAGCACCTGCTGCTACCACCGAATCCACGTAAACCTTAGAAGCTGCATCTGTATCAGCAGTACATAATGCTACACTAGTAATTTTATTACTTCCCATATCTAAAGGACCTCCAATTACTGATAGTTTAGCTCCTGGTATAACGGGAAATCCACCAATACCTACTGCTCCATCTGCATCCACCACCAATCTATTTTGATAGGCAGTGGTAATTACAAAAGTTCCAGAAGCAGGAGAATATACCCCACACTGAGAATCTCCAAGAGATAATCCTGGAGCCTGCATTTGTCCAGCTGAAATAGTAATACTAGTTTGAATATTACTTAAAGATTTCTTGAGATTACTCCAGGTTATCTTACTAGTAACTTTATCTACATCATCAATAATAAAAATATCATCATCCTCTGCAGTGATGAGTAATGGTAAATCTGGGATTTTGGTAGTAGCCATAATCTTTTATTAGTATTTAGTTTATTCTAAAAGAAGAGAGTACTGTGTTTGAAGCTCACTTATAGCCAGTCCCTGACTACCTGTTGTATTCTCTAAAGCTTCAATTGCTGCTGTATTAGTTGCAATATCTGCTGTATTAGTTGCTATTGCTGATGTCTGAGTAGCATCAGTTACCTCCAGTGCATTAATTTCAACCTGCTGATTAATATTTGTGGTATTAATAGCACTTATCTCACTAATATTAACTGCCACATTTGCAGTGTTACTTGCAATATTAGCTGTGTTACTTGCAATATTAGCTGTGTTGGTTGTAATATTAGCTGTATTGGTAGCATCACTTGCTTCCAAAGCATCCACCCTTACATCCAATGCGACAATAGCAAGGTCACTACTGGTAGATGCTGTCTCCAGTGAAGTAACCTGTGACTGTAGCAAACTAACCTGGTTATTAAGGAGAGTAAGATTAGTATCATCTCCAGCATCAGAAGCCTGCAGAGCAGCCACTGCTGTCTCCAAATTACCTACTGTAGCAGTTAGAGTTGTGATGTTTGTAGTGTTAATACCAATGGATGCTGTATTAGAAATAACATCAGTCTGAAGCTGCACTATCTCAGCTGTATTGCTTTGAATATTATTTCTTTGAACGTCACTAGCAATAGAAAGGATAGCCACTTCATTCTGTAGCACAACCATATTGGCGTTGATACCAGCAATGGTAGCATTCTGTGTGTCTATTCTACCATCCAATGCTGTAATCTCAGCTACATTTTCTGCTACACTCTGATTAAGAATAGCAATATCTGCAGTATTGGCTGCTAACTGAACTGTATCTACATCTACGATAGCTCTAATGGCTGCTATGTCTGCAGTATTCTGAGCTGTAGTAACTTTGAGAGCAGCAACATCTGCTTCCAAAGTAGCTAGATTAACATTACCATCACTGAATAATCCAGCTCCACCTACAGACTGCCATCTCCCAACACCATCTTCTACTAAGTAAATATACTCAATATCATTAATTGGCTGATACCATACATCTCCCTGATGTAATGTGCCGCCATTATCTCTTGTAGTTGGTTCTACATTAGAAATGATAGTTACAGGAATAGAAGTACTGGTAATTCCAATACTTGAAATGGTTGCTATAGGATTACAGTACGTCATTAGATTCCCTTTTAATATTATTTAGAAATGACTATGTAGCGGGAGCACCAAAAGCAATATCAACAAAAGCTAAGCCTTGCAAAACCTCTGAAGAATTACCATTAATATCTTTCATAACAACACTATAAACATACTTACCTTCCCTTAACAAATTACTCACAGCAGGAGCCAAAGAAAGAGCATATACTCCACCAACTCCATTCACTATCTCTGTTATAAAAGGTGTCCTTTCATAAACAGGATCAGCTGCAGTGCTCACCACAGCATCCAATGCTCTTGGATACTTAGAAAGATTAGCATAGAACTCACACCCAGTGATGTCCCAAGGGGCCTTATCTGGTTGAGTTAGATAAAATTCCTGCTTGTAATTAACGCCTGCTGTTATTACAATATTAACTTGAAAGGGAGCAGCCATGATTTTAAGCGGGAAGTTCTGGGAAGTTTTGAATCTTAAAGTTACCAGTCAGGTTCAAATCTTTAAATGTTGCATCACCATCCTCTTGAATTTCAGCAAAGAGAGTAGTACCTTCACCAAGAGTATCTCTAATCGCTATTGCCTCTACTTTTAGTTTCTGACCGTAAATAAACTTTGTAGAACGAACATCACCACCGGCCTTTAATTCAACATTATAATCACCATCAACATTAACTATAGCTAGACTTTTACCATTCTCTGCGGGGATTAAATATCCTCCATTCTTTCTCCATAGATTATCAGCAGAAGAAGGAGATACATAAGATCTCCACTTCTCTCCATCCCAAATATAAGTAGCTCCATTCTGTAGAGTTACAGGCTGATCCAAAATGGGAGGATCTGGAAAATCTATAGGATTGGTACCTGAGCCGGGCGTAGATGTCATAACATTTTAGAAGTATTTATGTCTTAATGATATAGTTATTAGTACCATTGAAGGTTAAAAAGTCTGCTACAGATTCGTTTGTAGATCCATCAATATCAAGTTTACCATCAGCTGCAATAGGTCCTTTAGGTGCAGTGTTACCTGTTAAATCAGGAACACTAAATGATGCTCCAGTAGCTCCAATAACAGCAGCTAAATCTGGATAGGTAGATACTTGATATGTAGTTCCATCACATAGCAGATATCCTGTAGGTGCTGATGCACCAGCACCAGCATACATTAAAATAGTACCTGCTGGATTCATATATGCCTGCAGAGCTGCTTTCAATGAAGCAGGAGTGATCAAATTACAAGGTGTAGTAGCATCAGTGGGATCTGCATCACCGGCTATAGCTTCAGAGTTGGTAGCAATCTGGCCACCGCCAGTTATTGCGTCTCTAGCAACAGCAATATAATTCCCAGCATCAATAGACTGCTGCAAAGAGGAAGGAGTTAATGCAACACTATTACTAGTACCTGCATTAGCTTGAGATTGAGTAGCATAACGACAGAAACCATTCTTAGTAGTGGTGGCCTCCTGAATATCAATTTCTACTGCTCCTGAATGAGGAGTAACTGTTAGTCCACCAGTACTAACTGCATCCCCCGCATTAAGAGTATTGACTCCAGCTGGAGCATTAACGGCTAGCTCCCAACTATTACCATCAAATACGTATAAATTATTATCTACAGTACTATACCATAGTGCTCCATCAGCAGCATTTCCTCCAGGAGGAGAAGGACCAACAAAAGCAGTGGTCAATGAAGCCCCAGAGAGGTTAGGAGCAGCATCGATCCAATAAGCTTCTCCACCATCATCCATATACCAAATATACAACCTTCCTCCCCCTTCACTGGAAGATTCTCCACTTACATCTCCTTCACTATTATACCACAATTCACCAACAACTGGATTAGCTGGAGGAGTTAGTCCACTAGCTACAGGTAGTCCTCCTGTTCCTGTTTGAGAAGTTGAAATCTGTGTCCATTGATAAGTAACAACGCCACTAGATGTAGTACTTGTTCTTATATAGAAAGCTGAATCGGTAGTATTAAACCATAAGAAACCAGGAATATCTAAATCTGGAGCTGAACCCTGAACAATAGCAGGAGGCTGAATTGCTGATTCCCAAGCCTGAACTGTTGGATTCCAGATATACTTCAGGCCACTATTGGAATCAGTATAAATGGGTTGTGCATTTGGATCTGGAAAATTTAAAGCCATTACTTTTGAAGAATTTGATGAAGTAGTTGTTTAATTTCTGACATTTCCTTTTTAAGTTCAGAAATCTCATGTTTGGACTCTTGGGTTTGCATAGCCTGCTGTCGGGCAGACCTATAGCGAGCCCTATCTGTTAATGATCTATTTACTACAACCCCAGAAGTGGGGTCTTTGTAAATATCAGTGAAGCCTTCTACTTTACTTTTCATTATTTATCTTCACTCACTACAAACAATTTGCACATCATCAATCAATGGAGCCAAAGCTGGGTTGTTAGCAGTCATAACAATCTTGATTGCCATACCATCAAACTGAGCAATGTCCTGCACACTCCAAGTAAGAAGTTGCCAATCACCTGACTTCAGACGTCTAGGATCTACATCCTCAGAAGATCTAGGCTTAATCTGTTCTACTTGATCAGGAACCCCATCAATATTAATAGGAATCCAGTTAACATTAGCCAACTCACCATCAAAACCAATATTCTGTGGCTTATAGTAGACTCTAATGTTATCACATACCAACTTCTCTGAGGTTACATAACCTTCATCATCATAGGTTTTAACTGTATTACCATAGAAGATAGAGCTACACTTAATTTCCATACCATCACAAGCATTCTCAAAGACAAACAATCTAGAAATCCACTTAGAATAGCAGGAGCCATTGTTTTTAGTTTCTGGGTTGTAACTATCAGCGCTTGCGACACTCACATTATCTACTCCAATAGCAGCTAAAGCTGCATCACTAAGAGTAGATGCCTTAGTAAAGTATTTGGCAAAACTACCAGCAATAACTACTCTCTTGTTGGTGCTATCTACAGATTTAATAGAAGCTACCCTAGCTACACTCTTACTATCAGTCCAATTGATATCTCCACCTGCTACCACAGAGGTAACTGCTGAAGCATCACTATTAAGTCTAAGCTTAATCTCTCCCTCACCATAAACCTCATCATCAGATTGGGGATTATCAACCAAATTAGTAATTACAGTAGCATTTGTTCTTGTAAGATCGAGAACAGGTGAGACTTTCTCATTATTTGTAGACATCAGTACTGAAGTCAACAAACTCTTCTGTCCTTGCAGATGGAAAGGATCATCATACTTAAGCTCATTCAGGTAGTTTGCAACCTGCTTAGCTCCATTGTAATAATAACTGTCCATCAGAACAATTGAATTTGGATCATTTAATGTATAAGACATAAGGGAGTTATATCCAGTATAACCAGCAGCTTCAATTGTTCTAGCTGTAGCCTCAAAAGTAGAGCTACCAAACTGCATAACACCTGTGTATACATCCAGTACCTGATAAGGATTATTGTATGAGCCAGAAACAGAATTACCACCACCCCGATCAGCCTTAGTAGAATCAGTTGCTACCTTAATAGTAAACATATCCAAAGTAGAGTGCAGAACCTCATGTAAATCATTGAAATCACTAGCAGGGATATCTCCAATAGAACCAGATACTCCACTCAAAGCTACATAATCACCTGTCTCTAAACCATGATGATAGCAGTATACTCTAACAACCCTTGCATCACCTTCAAATACATTAGGAACAGAGTGCCCAGCTGACGGAGGCTCAGCAGTTTCAATAGGATTCTTAGGATAACGCTTAGTGGTAATAGGAGCGTTCTGGAGAGTAACCAGAGCATTCTTATTAGCATCAAAGCTAGCTCTCTTAATCTTAAACTTAACATCCTGAGTTTGATCCTCAGTCCATAGTCCACCATTCTGAGACATAAACAGAGAACCAGTATTAGGTTGCTCATTCACTCTGGTTTCTGTACCCACTTGGTTTTCTCCCATCTTGGAGCACCACAACTTATATTCCATAGAGTTAGGTGACTTAACCACAAATGCATACCAGGTATTTCCAACCAGATATACTGGAGCTTCAAACCTAAAGGTAGTAGCTGCAGTACCATCATCTGATGTGCATACACCCATAGTAACTGCATCTGCCCCCGGAGTAACCTTAGCAATAGCAGTAGCTTCATTTCCATTACCATTAATAGTAACCCCTGGAGCCTTAGTATAACCACTTCCAGGAGTCAATAGCTCAATTTTATAAACATTACCTGCAATAGCAGAAACTGTTATCTGCCCAGTAGCTGTCTCTCCGCCAGGTAACTGAGGAGCAGTGAATTCTACTGTGGAATTTGAGTTATATCCACTTCCCATATCTGTAATTTCTAATGAATCTACATCAACCTCATTCTTAGCAATAGTAAATGTAGTGTTCTTTACATCAGACTCCTTACTACTAGTAGTTTCAAACTGTTCACCAGGCAGGAATTCACCAACATAATTACTCAACAGTACATTATACACTGTATTGGTAACATTATTATTAGTGTTAGTGGAAGTGCTGTTAAACTTAACATTAGATTTAATTATACCAGTAGCACCTGATTTCTTACCTACAATAGCAGTTCCTTTCTTCAAAGTAACAGCAGCACTCGAACCACTAGGGAGTTTAACTACAGTTCTCAATATACTAGCAGGATTCTTAACAATCCTAGAATGTGGGAGTTTTTCTCTGGTAGGAACTTCACCATCAGTAGTAACCAGATAAGCCATAACACTCTGACTTGGATCTGCCTCTTTAAAGTAAACATCCAATTCAGTAACAAAGACACCTTCTTTGTTGTTTCTATCTACCTGGAATGTCTGAGCTACAGGATCCTCATCATTTGGTTCTGGTTCTGCAGGAAGATTAACAGTTACTGGATTAATAATAGGAACCCTTGTGGATACAATGGTTTCCTGCTTATCTAGGATAACTCCAGAAGCAGTGAAACTAGATTCAGCAAATCCTTCTAGTTGGTCATCACTAATATCAACATTGGTTTCACTACTAGTAAGTCTAAAGATCTTAGTTCCTGTAGTAAAGGTACGAGAAGGCTGTCCTGTCTGATAGAAGGAATCATCAGTTAAGGATTTAGCTCCTTCATAAACTTTACCTTTAATGGGAGGTTGACCATTAGGAATTAAGAAGGTTGCAGTAATATTACCTACAGCGTCACTATAAAGTGCCTTACCAAATCCTTTACTATTAAAGTAAGATTGCCCTCTCACCAGAAGATATCTCTTCTTATCATCAGGGAAAAGACTACCATTTCTCATTACATCGGGAGCTATCCACTCATTTACATCGATACCATCAAAGAATGCGTAATAGCGAGTATTAGGCTTCATCCTTTGGGCTACAATTTTTACAGGTCTAGCCCTCATAGTACGTGCTAGAGCTACATCTACCACCCTCTCACCATATGAGGTTTCTACAGTCTGAGCACTAGTAACATCCAGGAAAGTTACACTCTGCTGCCTAGCCCTATCAGTACTACTAGTATTAGAGGTACTATTAATTGAACCTGCTCCACCATTAGGGAAGTTAGCAACGTTGGCTCCAGCAATAGCATTAATAGATGCTGCAGTTCCAGGAAGATTTTGAACTGTATTATTAACACTAGTAGAAATCCTACCAGTATTCTCCCATCCACCCCATACCGTTCCAATACCTGATTCTAATAGGTCACCAGTAAGGTTAACCATAGCATCAAATACATTATTATCTTCAATCACCAAATCAGGAAGAATATTGATATCCTGGAAGGTATCGATAGGAGGATATAAGTCCAAACTACCATCATAGGTAAAGACTGAGAATGGTTGTAGGTTAATAGTACGAGTAGCAAAAGGTTGATCTATAAAATCAACAGTGGTATAAGTGCAGGTAGCAATACCATTATTAACAGTATAGTTCTTTTCTGCTCTCTCTGCATCACTCTGAGCAATCTCAACCAACTCAGGTTGATCCACAAAAGCAGGAGACCTAAGATGTGTGGTTTTAGGATCAATGCTGTTTCTATACTGCTGATCACCCACAGCACCCTTACTATGGTCTCTGAAGTTATCTGCTACAATACCATTCTTAAATCTATCCAAGCCTGTTACAGCATCCCTTACAGACATATTAAGAGCACTTTGCTCAAGAATAGAAAGGGTTACTAGCTCTTCAATTCTATCAATTCTTCTTTCAATCTTAGCGATATCCTTCATCCTATACCGCTTATAGTTAAACTTCTTAACGTTAATATTATCAGCTGCAAAGGTATAAGGAGGAAGATACAAATCATACAGCCTAATGCCAGTTGATAAATCAGCAGGAGGCTGAGGAGAGTTACTAGGAACCCCTTTAACTAAAGTAAGGGCTCCATTCTTCTCCAAGAATAGAGAGTCATACCTAGCCATATAATAGGTAATATTTGCCCTAAACCTACTATTAGGAACAGGCATCCTAGGAGCAGTACCATTACCATTATTCAGTGCATCTCTATAGTTGGTATCCTGAATTCTCAATCTACCATTATTACTATCATAACTTCCCAATACGCCAATATCCTTAGTCACAGGAGAAAGAACAGAAGGATAATAGGTTCCTAATTTAGCTTCTTCCTTCCAAGGGGGAGTACCTACTCTCTCCTTAGTCATCTCTTCTTGATACTTAATATTAACAGCAGGTCGGAAATCAGCACAATCTCTCAATGAAATTATACTACTAGCAGTAAATAACGCATCGGCAGGAGCACCTGCTACTGGATTATAATAAGGAATGTCCCTATAAGGAACTCCCTTATTATGAGTATAGGAATCAACACTAAAGAAATCACCAGAGGTATCGTGTTTAAAATACCAAACTGTAACTGTGAATGGCTTAGCATCATCATTTGCTTCTTTCTTGAAAATCTTTCTTCCTTCTTTAAGCTTAATCCTAGCAATATCATATACATTATCTCTCATACCATTATCAAACTCATAGTTATCAGTAATATCTACACCATTAGTAGTAATAACTGACTCCAAACTATATCCATCAGTAACACCCAAAGCAATAACTTGCTCTCTGGCCTGTTGCCCTGCGATCTCAACGATAGCTTTCTTAAGGTACTTCTTTCTACAAGTTGCATTAGTAATGCTAACAGGACAGAGTATTTTTACAAGAACATCTTCAGCAAGTGAGTCAATAGTAAAATCTGCCTTTGTACCATCATTTGTACTCTGCTCGATTTCAACAACAGGGATAGTTCTCCCTACTAACGAATTTGGATCCAAACCTGAAGATAGGTTCTGAATAATACTAATAGTTACATCATTTACATTAGTTAAGAATGAAGCATTAGCTGATGTAGTTGTTAGGGTAAATTCTGTAGTATTAGCTCCTATATTTTGAATAAACTCCCTATAAACTTCATAATCAATTCCAGTAGCTTCTGGATTAGTTTCCAGTGTAGCAATAGTATCCTGAGGAAGCTGGAAGATAAGATTCTGACTAGCAGTACCTCTACTCTTCACTCTCATTCTTTGTACTGTTTTACCAGTTACATTAAACTCCAACCCTGTAGTAAAGTAGATTCTAGATTTAGCTCTGTCAGCACCATAACCAGCAGGAGCAGTAGCAAACCATACCAACTTACTTACAGTTTGAGGATCAGTATTAATATTACCATTATCAACAAAAGTAACAACATCACCAAATACTAACTCATCTGATGGATCACCAGAGAAGCTATCGCATTCAATATAGTTGTTATTTTTCTTTCCACTAAAGAGTGAATTATCAGATACTTGTAATACTTCAGCATCTCCCCTATTCTGCAGAGAGATGTCAGCAGAAAACTTATTAGTAGAAGGTTGACCTAAAGTAGAATAGAAAGATTTAGTCTTAGTTAATGTATTCGCCAGCTTGGCTGGCATCAATACAGCAAATCCCAGTGCCCCATTATCAGCAACCACCTTGTAGTTAATTCTACTTGGGTTTAGTTCATCGGGAGGATAAGGGAAGTTAAATAACTTATTTCTACCCTTTTTGGTCGGTTTAAGTAAGTTCTTATCAGCATCATAGATAAAATTACCACCAGCCTTAGTAAGAGTCTTCTTAGCTCCCAGAGTAGTAATTTCTAGTGTTTCAACAGCAGATAAATCAATACTAGCCTCTAAATTACCGTTAATATCATCATAGAATTCAAAAGCACTTACATCACCTTCCCTAAAAATACGACCCATCTTCAATTCTGGTGCCAGAAAAGTAGCCTGATTTTGAGCAATCTCTTCACCTGGGATAAACTCCCCTACCATATTAGAAACAATAAGATTATTACGTGTTGAAAAATACTCAACAACGCCCGTGGCTCCACTAGTCTCTCCTACAATTGGCCTACCTACAGTCCAGGCCTTGTCATCTCTATAGCCCTCAATTTCCTCAACTAATAATTCCATAAAGAACTGAGAATTTACAATGCCCAGCTTAGAAGTAGAGTTATACCCAAAGAAACCATCTCCATCATTAATAGTTCTATCTGGAATAAGATATCTTGGATATAATACGCCAGTAGGCATAGGATTAACAGTAACAGATATAAGAACCTTAGCAGTTCCGAAAGGATCTCCTCTATTAATTGGATCAGGACCACTGACTACTACACTTCTTCCTTCTCTATAAACGATATCATAACCAGCTACACTTTGACCGTCTGTAGAAGAATCGCAAATAAGATGATAAGTTGTCTTTGGTTCTTGTCCATAATTAGTAGGTACTGGGGGATCTCCTGTAGTAGATTCTCCAACATAACCGTCAATAAAGTTACGATATAGAACTAGTTGATCAAATGCTGTAGCATTTGCACTTGATTGAATATTTTGAATATCAGGAGCACCATATGCATGAGTAATAGTTACATTATATCCTTCTGTAATATTAGTAATACTATTCTTTCTATAATTCTCCTCTCTGGACTTATCTCCGAAGACATAAACAGGAGTCTTATATTGAACCTGATATCCTTGTACATATGCAGTACCAGGTGATACCTGAACAGAATACTTAGCTTCTGCTTCAGTGAAAGTAATAGGATCTGTACTTCCTGAGAAAGGAACAGGAGGATACAATCCATCTTCATCAGCATCAAAGACTCCCATATTAGTGGAGTCTGTATTAGGATATTCCAGTTGTTTAATTGGGAAATCCGTTACAATATAGTCACCAGATTCTTCAAATGTTCTTTTGGCCAGGACGTCATAAAGCCATTGCCACTTAATAGTATCACCTGGCTTACCTTGAATGTTACCTTGAATAACAGTACAAAGAGTAATAAAGTTAGGTGATTCTGTCTGAGGTGTGATAGTACCAGTATAAGGCTCATAATTGAGTCCTTTCTTGGTAAGAGTCAGAGTAATCTGTAATCTATCTGCACCAGGAGCAGCATAATTAGAATTCCCAGTAGCATTATCAAGTAGAGAAGGATCTTCAAAAGCAGTAACAAATCCCTCAGTTACCAGGAAACCTACCTGACAAGTAGGAGTAACGCTATACTTATCGAGAGCAATAGTTTCTGAACTATTGCGCACCATGAAGCCATCAACAAAGAACCAACCCTCTGATACATTAAAGAGAGTTCCCTGTCCCATAGGAGGACTTGTGATAGGCTTACTAACCTCATTTACTCCCACTGCTGCAGTGTAGAGATTAGGGGTGTCTGAGGTTAAAATCTCCCCTTCTGTGAAAGTAGCTTGTTCTTCTGTATTTCCTGAATCATCATAGGTTATGAAGAAAGTAATATCATCATCGTCTGTCTCTGCTGTTGCAAAATCTACCTTAGCTTTAACTCCAGACGTAACGCCAGTAATAGTCCAGCCAACAAAATCCTGTGCAGTAGATCCCTGAGTAATAGAAGATACCCTTACGTAAGATACGGGAACATCAATTCCATATTCACCAGGAACGATATTATCTCCCTCCTTCATAAATCTCTCAGCCAACGTAGAGATTTGATTTTGCAGAATGCTCTGCTGTTGGGTCAATTCCCGTGCCTGGACCGGATACCCAGGACGATACATCACTCTGTAAAAATCATTCAGAGGATTATAATCATCATAATATGGAGGCACATTAGTATTCGTCTGAAGCGGCATCTTCGTAATCCGTCCTTTTGGTTATTTAGTATGAGATAACAAGAGATATTCTTTCATTCTGAGTCTCAGTTCGAGTAATAGGAGATAAGTTTGTAAGGTATGTCATCATTCCTGAATATTGTTTAATTTCAGGAACAGAATATCCAGCTGTAAAATTAAGTCCCGCACTAGTTTGAGTGAAATCTAATTGAACTGTCATTGCCCTAGAAGAAGTCATACCTACCACATATACAGGACTTACTCCTGTTCCTGTTACACTATTAAATCTATACAGGACACCATCATCTTCATCCCTATGCATATAAGGATCCTGAATATACTTAACGATGCTGTTATCAGCATCCCAATGAACTACTTGTCCTCTAGCAGTCTTAGGTAAACCAAATTGATCAGAGACTGTCTGCTCAATAGTTTCACCTACAATAAACCCATCTGGATCATCCCCAGGATCACATTTAATTGCAAAAGAAGCACTTAAAGTTGCTGAGTTTTTGGTAGCAGGAGCAATAAATTCAATATTTTGAAGCAGTCCTATTTGTCTAAAAGCATTACCTTCTATAAAATCAAAATCAGTACTACTCAATCCAGAAAAGATACCAACTCTAGTACCTCCAAGTTCCCTTGGTAAATTAGCCCCCCAACCCCCAGGAGGAGGGATAATTACACTGCATCTAAAAGTCCCATCGCCCCCAGGATTTAATCCATTTTCATTATTATTCAAATCAATTCTACTACCAAAAACATTATTAGGACTAAAATCAAGAGTAGCTTGGGTATAACCAGAGCCTGAATTGAATACCACTATCTCTGTAATAGAATCTCCTGTTACTTTAACCTTGGCTTTACCTCCACTACCATCTCCAACTATATTACACCAATACCAATCAACAACACCACTTGCTTGATTATTAGTATAACCATTTCCTTTATTTTCAATAATTATAGTAAATATAGCTCCCTCTGTAGTGAGTGCCGAAGCCGCAGGTACTACTGGAATAAACTCACTAGTCATGAAATTACCCATATTTCCAATGTTAAACAGCTTAAGCCATTGATATCCATCACCAGTAGTAAATGGAACATTTGAAGTGTTCAGGGGCTCTTCAGTTGAAATAGTAGGATTGTTATTAGATCTAGAATTATTATAAAGACACACATATACATCAGCATTTCTATTCACGACATAAAAGTTAGCATCATATAAATTTGATGCTTTACTATATGCAGTAAGCTCCAAAGAGTAATCAGGTCTATAAATATCATACACCACCCCAGAAGTCCATGTCCTCTTTGGAATAAGATGCCAAGCATCTGCATTTGTTACCTTTTGGCAAGATAACATTTGATCAAATGTTCTATAGAACTCATTAAAATTATTAAGTGGAGTAGGAGGATTATTATCTCCTGTAGGCCAAGGAGTTGGCCTTCCTAAAAACATATAGGTGGTAGCGTCGCCTTCATTCAATGAATCCATCAAATTGCTGGCGTTCTGTACTCTTAAGTCATTAGTTCTTACTGTTGCCATTATGGATGATGGTTTTCAAGTATTTATACCTTCTTTCAAACCATTAAGGATACATGACCCCATCTATGGGAAATTGTAGTACCAGTGGATTAGCTAAAGTAAACTCTTCAACATTAGTCTCCCCAACTGCTGATGCTACTGCTCCTATATAGGTTTCAGTGGGAGTTTCAGTGGGAGTTGGAGTATCTGGAAAGTTTTTAATTACTATGCCAAGATCATCTAAATTAGTAACTGTCATAATTAAGGATAGGTAAGACCTTCTATAGGAGCTTGTGGTACCAGTGCGTTAGCCATATTAAAGTCGGCAACACTAGTTGCTGCAGCAACTGCTCCTTTTTCTGGTTCTCCAATAGTAGTAATAGTAGGAGGTGAAGGGAAGACATATGTGTCACTACAATCAATAGCCCCCGCAGTTGCTCCTCCATAGGGTGGAGAGATTGTAGTGATTGTTGGGGTTTCTGGAAAAGTTTTAACTACTAAGCCGAGATCATCTAAATTAGTAACTGCCATAGTTAATTAAGAAGGAAAGAGGGCTGGTGTAGGATCAATTGCTCCTGTAGATAAAAGCCAACTGGAGTAGCCTTCGTTAATCCCAGATATTTGCATCCAATACTGATCCTCAGCATATACAACCTTGCAAGGATGGGCAAATGATTTAGGGAGTGCCTCGGTCATCTGTGAATTTGGAGGTAGATAGAACCCTATATCATTGGCATACATTCCATAATAAGCACTATTATATAGATTAGGAATGTTTTTATACATTAACCAACTATTTTCAGGTGTTGAATACTCGCCATATATAGCAGCCTGGGCGCCTCCGCTGCTACCGCCCTCTGCTTCTCCTGGATAACCATAGCCCCTCCAAAAGTAATTGGTAGCTGAGAACTCTGGTGCGGCAAGTCCATACGTGACCATTCCTGCGCGAGCAGTAGACCCTGTAGTAATATAATCCTCTTTATATACAGGAGAAGTACGACTCACTTGTGAAGGAAGAATACCTAACACTATTCCATTCTCAATCACCATCCACGCTGCAGGATCTTGATCACTAAACCATATTGTCCAAGGATATTGTTGATTGTCCCCAGAATCAACTTCGATGTTGTCCTCCCATTTCCATCCTCCCCCATCATATTGAGGCTCAATAGTCATAGCATAAGCATCAGCAGTATCTGGGGATGCTGCTGGATCATAGGCAGGGTTGGGCTTTAGCATCCCCAGTATTCCATTAGTAGAATAATCATCAAACATTATAGTCATATGTCTGGTTTTAGTGGTATTAATAGCATCTACGTACGATAATTGAAACACTAACTCTGTACCAGTCCTACCTCCAGTTCCACTAACCCAACCTCCTTGATTTGTGGTAATATCTCCCCTACCATTTAACATTAAAATCAAGGCCCTCCATCTCTCAATTGCTGTGGATTGAGTAAGGGTATCTGATGGATTATGTGTCCAAGCCATAGTTGTTTCTTAACGTTACTCTTATTTAGTTATTACCCTTCATATGAAATACCCTTTAGGGTAAATTTAATATCAACTGGAGTACTACCTGTACCTTTGGCTCTAACCCTAGCTTTAAGTGGCTCATTAGTATTAACCACAAAGTAATGAACAGCTGGTGTAATTAGAGTAGTTTTTGCTCCATCAAAAGATACTTCCAAAAGAACTCCATCACCTGGTGTTGGTTTTTGGACTGAAGGATCACGGATCAAATCTGCATTAAAGGAATCTTCAGATGCATAGAAGGTTACTATTGATGGGTTAGAGTTTAAATTCTCAACACTAATAAAAGTACCACTAGAACCTGCTAACTCAAAAGTTGTTACACCTAAGGTTCCAGGAACCAAAGGAATTGTCTTTTGTTGTTCAAATCTAGTAGCACCACCATTAGGTGATCCTCCATTTGCTGCAATCAATGCTACAACTGACTCTTTGGTTTGTAATGACTTATTAGTAAATGTTGAACCTTCATAGGTAACATCACCATTAACATTTCCCCCATGGATAGATGAAAGAGCACCTACCACATCAGATACAGTTAGAACAACATCCCCAGTTTTCCCATTGACTCTATCTACCACACCTAATGAAGTTTGATACTTAAATGCTTCAATAGCTGAATCATATACTAATACATCGCCATCAAGAGGAGAAGTTTCCACCACATCATTCATATCTCTAATACCCAAACTAACTGGCCCTATTTGAGTATTAACACTATTAACAAACTGTTTAGGTCTAAAATCAGCTACACCATCCCAAACCAAAGCATCCCCTACAGCCAAAGGAACATCAACAAGTTCTGCAGCTGGATCACAAAGTGATATATAGAAAGATGTCCATTTCTCTTGTTTTATTTGGGTTATAAGACTTGCTGATGAAATATAATCAAAAGCAGCACCAGGAACTACCTGATCACCAATACCAATCTGTTGATTTTTATATATCCAAGTAGATCCATTACCAGATATCCACATCTCAACATTCCCACCTCCTCCTGGCCTTGTAAAAACATTATCATTAGAATCTACATTAGACCATAGAAGCATGGAATTTCCTCTAAATCCCCACATTCCGGGCATTATTGTAGGAAGATTACTAGTAGGATTTACTTCTGCAAAAATATTATAGATATTACCACATGATGTAGTTTCATTTAAAGCAAAGTCATCCATATCCTGGATTCCTAATACTACCACATGAGTCTGTCCATTGACGCTGGTCACACCTCCTCCACCTGTAAGCAATACGCCATTAGCTGTTATATCCCCACTGAAATTCCAATTCCCATCAGGGTCACAATATGCCCTGTTTGATAACATAATAGAATTAGTTAAGATTCCATCCGTTGGAAAAACCCAATCATCGGGATAACTTCTACTCTCACTGTTGTCATTACCAAGAAATAAATTACCATCTCCTTCCCACCCATCAGGAAATACTCCTCTGATCAATATATTGCTACTGCTTGTTTCTCCAGGAATACATGTCGAGCCGACGGCGCCGATCACTATATTGCTGTCATTATTTTCATAAAAACCACAATCAGTATAATTACCAATCGCTATATTTCCATCTCCTTCAGCAAGCGTAGATCTACCAATCATAACATTATTACTACCCACTCTAGAGGTACCACCGTCAGTTCCAATAGCAATATTCCAGACTCCACATTGAGTTGAGTATCCAGCATTATATCCTAAATATATACTCCCTCCAAAAGACACAGCGCTTCCATCATCATCCACTCCTGTATAATTCTGCCCTGCACCATAACCAATAGCTGTCTCACAGAACCCATTTAAACAACCCAGCAGGGCAGCGCCACCAATAGCAGTATTATAAAACGCCAATGAAGCTATACTACTAAATCTATCACCTATCGACCTCAGCGCTGATGAGCCGATAGCAACGTTAAAAGTACCTAGGCTGCACTTGTATAATGCGTCCTCACCAATAGCAATAGACAGACTATTGCCTCCGCCTTCATGTAAGGATCGGTTACCAATAGCAATCGTCGCATTATTCCCATATATCAGTGATTCATCAACTGCACCGGGCTGAGGATAAATTTTTAAACCAGTACCACTATTTTTGCCAATAGATATATTTGAGTAATTTGGCCCGCCATTCGCGTATGAATATTTGTCATAGTACAACCCTGAATTAATAGGAATACCCGCAACCACTAAAGGACTGTTTATTAATACAGTATTATCTACAGCAGTTATATAGGGACCTACATAGGCAGGTAGTTGTTCAGCAGTAATACTTTCTGTAGTAGATGGATGAATATAAGTGACTGTACCCAAAGTTAAATATATAGATCTAATTTCTATTCCATTTGTATCGATATCCACTTCAAAAGTATTATTCAAATCTGGTCCTTCCATTAGGTTACCGGAAGAATCAGCCTTTTTATAAAATATCTTAATAGAAGACTTAGAATTTCCATTATACTCCCAACTATCAATTTGTTGTACCTTACCATCAAAAGCAGGTGAAGGCGTATATGAAAGTATTGCACCATCTAAACCACCTACTGTTAAATCAGCATTAGAATACCAGTCATCATCTCTAGACATAGAGAAAAATTTTACTGGCTCAACAGACCAACACTTTCCATCTCCATTACTTTGATCACCAGGAAGCATGGAGCCTCCATTACTTTCATAATTAACTGGAAAAGAAGATGCAGGAGGAACAGGAGTAATAGCATCAGTAGCGTTATCAAACTCCCAAAGAGAAGGAACTGTATCTACAGTTTGCCAAGACGAATTAGTTCCATCAGTAGTTAATACTTGCCCTGCTGTCCCACTATCTGTTGGAAGGGTATATGGAGAAGCGGCCCAATTGCCACTTCTAATCATAAGAATGGAACCATCTACGTTTCCATACCATCCTAATGCCTTAGTTATAAACTCCTGAGATGTTATACTCTTAGTAGTATAAGCTCCACTATCCCCTGTATTAATAATAACAGGGTCAGTAGTAACTAAGTCGCTGGTAGTGACTAGTTCACTAATTTTAATAATGGAAGCCAATGGTCAATCTCCTAATTTGGATGTGGGGAATATTGTAGCTTAGAGGTTAGCTATACGTGCCTGGAAGTCAGCAAAGTCAGTAGATGCAGCTACCACTTGTTGAAGGGTAGAAAGACTAATCATAGTAGTCCAAGAAAGTTCCTCACTTCCATCTGTGGTCAGAGACTGACCTGAGTCTCCATCAGCAGCAGGAAGAGTATATGTGGTACTTTCTGTGAGACCTGCTGGAATAGTTAGTCCAACATAATAACCTCTTTTTGCAGGATCAGAATCAGCCTGTCTACCACCAGATATAGCCAATGTTGGACGATTAGTTAGTCCTCCTCCTCCAGTTGGATTTCCTTCTACCCAGAGATGACCCTGAGCACCAGATGTCAAGATAGTTGCACCTTTAGCAGCATCTGCACTAACGAAGAATCCACTTCCACCAGTTGAAACATGCTGAAGGAATCCAAGACCTAAATCTGTTAAGGCAATCTTTGATGATGCCCCTACAGGGTTATCTGTACTGGTAAAAACAATTTCATCTAAAGCAGTTATTGTTAATGTACCATTTAGATAGGTGGTATCAGTAAGATCATTAAGTTCTAAGGGCTGGGGATTCCATTCCTGGGTGTATGAGTTGTAAGTGAGGACGTCCCCGTCAGCCAATGGAGTAAGAGCGGCACTAAAGAATGGGAATGACCACTCAACCTCCTCTCCATCAGAGAGTTCACTGATCCAATCGTAGTCACTCAAACTGAACAGAATTCTGTTACTGCCTGCGTTGCCGAAGCTGTCCGCCGTGCCGTCGTAAACCATGACACCCGCCACCTTGATCTGGACTGGGAGGACGTCGCTACCTTGGATC